TCGCCGGCTGAATATCCAGAGACTGAAATTGAAAAAATCATAGCAGTAGGCAATGGTAAATCAATTGAAATTGACGCAAATGATCTAAGTCAATCAAATCTAGATTATATACAACAATCAGAGGAAGAAAAGGCCTCCGAAAGTGGGTATGACGATTCTGATGATTATTATGATCGTAGAGATGATATGTATGATGACGTAAATCAGGAATCAGAAGGTTCAAGATCATCAAATATAAATGAATTAGCACAATTTATTTTCTCATTTTACGACAAAGATTCAAAGACATTTCCAAAAGGACCAGAAGGTGTTTGTACAATGGTAGGCAAGAAGTTTGGTGAGCAAGCAGAACATATGGCAAGAAAATTAGTCGAAAAACTAGCACCACACCAACAATCATCAATTAATCCAGATTTAGATAGAATTAGAAAATTATCAGGCATGATGTAATACAAAAAGGGCGACAAGATCGCCCTTTTTTACCAATTCACGTTTACTGACCTAATCTCTAGAGCGTTATATATACAGTTGCTGAATATCTCAGCAACAATAACAAAAATGGAGATTTTCATATGAAATCGATCGTAGCAATTACCGCTGCTCTTTTTGCAGCAACAGCATTTGCTCAAGCACCTGCTAAGAAGGAAGAAGATAAATCAATAAAGCCAGCTGCACCTGCTGCCGCTCCGGCTAAGGATGCTAAAGCAACATCTGCTGCTCCTGCTAAGAAAGAAGAAAAGAAAGACGCAGCTAAGAAGTAATCTGCGAGTAAGAAAAGGTCCTATTTTAGGGCCTTTTCTTTTGGCAAAATTTATTCAATAATCTGTTGTTTTTTATTGACATTGCTAAATAAACTACGCATAATAACACTATGCGCAAGGCATACATTTTAAGGCAAAATATAGGAGGCAAATTAAAATGGCATCATTAGCAGAAATTCGTGCAAAACTTCAAGAAGCACAAAACAAGAGCGGTGGCTCTCAGTCAAGCGGCGGCGACAACGCAATTTACCCACACTGGAATATGCAAGAAGGCAAAGAAGCGGTAGTACGCTTACTCCCCGATGGCGACACCAATAATACATTCTTCTGGGTAGAACGTGCAATGATCAAACTAGAATTCGCTGGAATCAAAGGCGAAACAGATTCTAAGAAGATCCAAGTGCAGGTTCCTTGCATGGAGATGTATGGTCCAAATGAGACCTGTCCAATCCTAACCGAAGTACGTGGTTGGTTCAAAGACAAGAGTCTTGAGGAAATGGGTCGTAAGTATTGGAAGAAACGTTCCTACATTTTCCAAGGCTTTGTAGTTGAAGATCCTCTCAAGGAAGATAGTACTCCAGAAAACCCAATCCGTAGATTTATCATTGGACCTCAGATCTATCAAATCATTCGCAATGGTTTAATCGATCCAGAGATTAATGAAACTCCAACTGATTACCTGCGTGGTTTGGATTTCCGTATTGCTAAGACCAGTAAAGGTGGTTTCGCTGACTATTCTACTAGCAAATACAGCCGTAGAGAACGTGCTCTAAGTGATGCAGAGAAAGCAGCTATTGACCAATATGGTCTATTTGATCTCAAGAGTTTCTTACCAAAGAAACCGGGCGAGGTTGAACTCAAAGTAATCAAAGAAATGTTTGAAGCCAGCGTTAACGGCGAGGCATATGACCCAGATCGTTGGAGTCAATATTACAAGCCTGCCGGAGTAGGTAGTGCCACTGGCGATCCGGTTGCTAAGGCAGCACCTAAGGCAGCTTCAGACGAAAGCTATGACGATGCTCCAGAACCAGTATCACCAGCAAAAGGTGTTAACATGGCAGATGCAGCAACTCCATCAGCAGATGGAAACAGTCGTGCGCAAGATATTCTTGCCATGATTCGCAATCGTCAAAAACAATAATAATAAACTAAAGAGTATGGGGTCACGCCCATACTCTCTTTGATTACAGGAGATTACAATGGCAAAGATAAATTTAGCTAAAGTTAGCGAAAGCATTACATTTTACAGATACGACAATGGTTTCATGATTGAGGTCAGTGGTCGCAACAAAAAAGAAGAGTGGAAAACTCAAAAGATTCTTTGTAATACAGAAGACGAATTACTGGCAATTATCAAAGAAGTTAACACTATGGAGTTAGATCAATAATGGCCAAAGCGTTTGATATTAGTAAATTTAGAAAATCAATCACTAAATCTATTGAAGGTTTAAGCATTGGTTTTAATGATCCGACAGATTGGATCAGTACCGGCAACTATGCCTTGAATTATTTGATCAGTGGAGATTTCAATAAAGGAGTTCCGCTAGGTAAAGTAACTGTGTTCGCAGGCGAATCAGGCGCAGGTAAATCATATATCTGTTCCGGCAACTTAATCCGTCATGCACAAGAACAAGGAATTTATCCGATCCTAATCGATAGCGAGAACGCACTTGATGAAGATTGGCTTAAGGCACTTGGTGTTGATACAAGCGAAGAAAAATTGCTTAAACTCAATATGGCTATGATTGACGATGTAGCTAAAACTATCAATGAGTTTATGACAGAGTACAAGGCAATGCCAGAAGAAAGTAAACCAAAGGTATTGTTTGTGATTGATAGTCTTGGTATGTTGTTAACACCCACAGACGTCAATCAGTTTGAAGCAGGAGATCTTAAAGGTGATATGGGTAGAAAGCCTAAGGCTCTTACGGCGTTGGTTCGTAATTGTGTTAATATGTTTGGCAGTGCTAATGTTGGTCTAGTTGCTACTAATCACACATATGCGAGTCAAGACATGTTTGATCCAGACGACAAGATCTCGGGCGGCCAAGGTTTTATTTACGCAAGTTCAATCGTAGTTGCTATGCGCAAGTTAAAACTTAAAGAAGACGACGACGGTAACAAGATCACTGAAGTCCGCGGTATTCGTGCTGCCTGCAAGGTTATGAAGACACGCTATGCAAAGCCATTTGAAAGTGTACAAGTGAAGATTCCTTACGAAACAGGTATGAATCCATATAGCGGACTAGTCGACTTGTTTGAAGCTAAAGGGATGCTCAAAAAAGAAGGTAACAGTCTTGTATATGTAACCAACGACGGAGAAATTATTAAACAATTCCGTAAAGCATGGGAAAGAAATGAGAATCAAGGTCTAGATAAAATCATGGAAGACGTTTCTAAAAACGGCGAAAAATTGTCATCAGAGATAATTAATAATGTTGAATTAGAAACGGAGACCTCTGAATGAAAGAAGACCTTATTGCCGATCTATGGAATGTAATTGTTGAACATATTCCAGAAAAATCAAAAAGTGTCGTAGCTTCTGACTTTGTTAATACACTGCTTGACTACGGAATTAAAGATAGTACAATTGAATCATTACTAGGAGTTGATCCATATCTCGATCAGGCTATTGAATATGCAATAGATGGTGAAGAGATTGAAGATTCCGAGGACGATTATTACGAAGACGAAGAATGAATTGGTACGAAAAAGTTTCTAAAGATATCAGCAATATTCCAGATGCTGTAGCATTTTTTGAAAAAGAATTGTTAGATGCAAAACTGGAATGTAAAATCTTTGGAAACATAGAAAAAAACAGCGCCGCTATGCCGGGCATTGTTGAAAATCGTTTTAATCAATTGCAAGAAATCGAAGCGATATTAGAGTATCTTAATATTGAATTACGGCGATTGAAAAGCCAACATTTTCGTAAGTATCTTGAAAACTATCAAAGAGCACTTAGTAGCAGAGATTGCGAAAAGTTTGTAGATGGCGAAGCAGACGTTGTTGATTTTGAAAAGATTATCAATGAGTTTGCTTTGCTACGTAATAAGTGGTTGGGTATTATTAAATCGTTAGATCAGAAACAGTGGCATTTAACTAATATTATCAAACTACGTGTATCTGGTCTAGAAGATGCTACCTTGTGAGTTATTGAACAACTCATCGTGTGTAACTTCATAAGGATGGCCCTGGTAAAACAGGGCTTTTTCTTGAGCACTTCCATCGTACCATTCATCGAGATTAAATTGGCACCAGGCCACGTGTTCGTGCCATACATCTCGATTTACGGGTTCATTAGGATCCCTCCAGTTAGCTAATGTTCTCTCACACGCTACCCATGTAGGACAAGGACCGAGACTTATCACTTTTTTACCGTACCAAAATGCTTCTGCTGTAATCGCAGAACTATAACTGATTACGAGATCGGCCCATTCAAAGTCACCGTCATTACCAAAGATTCCTTTAAATCCAACATCTGGATTTCCATAATGTTGAATTCCTTTTTTACCAACCTTATATCTAATTTTACAATTGGCTCCTTGGCTTTCTAAAATCTCTTTAATTTTTTCTGCCCATGTTTCTAATACAATATTAGTGAACATTTGTTGACTTTTTCTACTAGGTGCTATTAATACATTTTTAACTTCTTTAACTTTCCAAGGTTGTTTCATTAATCTAGTAGTGTGCCATCTAGAATATGGAATTTTGTGAAGTCTAGTTGGAGCAAAGGAATTGATTGAAACTCTAGCAGAAAATCTTTTGGTTTCTAACCAGGAACCTATATAAGGTCGATTTATGGCAATATATGGATTTTTTGCTCTCATCCATTCTCCTATCAATCCTAACGGATTTGCAGGAACAATTAAAGGTATTCCAGGATCTGCTTCCGATATATGATGTATGTGTATCAGTCGTCCTGTAAATTTTTGCCAACCTTTAATAAAAGGTTCGTCAAACTCGTTGACTAAAATTTGATATTTTAATGCCATTTTTTCGCTCTCAAATATTTATCATTAAATGCTCTGATAAATATCAGCATGAAAATAGTATTAGTCACAGGGGGCTTTGACCCTATACATTCTGGGCATATTGCCTATTTCAAAGCAGCACGTACACTAGGAGATATGCTTCTAGTCGGTATAAATTCAGATGAATGGTTAATACGTAAAAAAGGTAGATCATTTATGCCATGGAATGAGCGTCTATGCATTGTCAATAATTTATTAATGGTTGATGAAGTCTATACCTTCGATGATGAGGACGGATCAGCCAAGCATTTTATTCAACAGGTTAGAGCACATTATCCCGATGCAGAATTAATTTTCGCCAACGGCGGTGATCGTACTAAAGACAACATTCCAGAAATGGATGTTGTAGATCATAACTTAACATTTGCTTTTGGTGTAGGCGGTGAAGATAAAAAGAATTCTAGTTCATGGATTTTAACCGAATGGAAAGCTCCTAAAACGGAAAGAAATTGGGGTTATTATCGTGTACTACACGAAAATGGTAAAGAGGTTAAAGTAAAAGAATTAACTGTTGACCCGGGGCAATGTTTAAGTATGCAAAGACATCAAGATCGATCAGAACATTGGTTTATCGCAGAAGGAACCGCAGAAGTTTATACCATTAACAGAAGTACCGATCAAGAATTAGTTGGTGTATTTCATAAACATCAAAGCCTACATATTAAAAAAACAGAATGGCACCAATTATGTAATCCCAGTAGTAAGCCATTAAAGATAATCGAAATACAATACGGTAGTGATTGTAAGGAAGAGGATATAGAAAGAAAATGAAAGATATAATTCCGATATTCGTAGGCTATGATCCTAGAGAAGCCATCGCTTATCATACATGTGTTAACAGTATCATTAGAAATTCTAGTAGGCCAGTTAGCATCGTTCCAGTAGCGTTAAACTTGTTTAAAGATTATAGCGAAACACACACAGACGGTAGTAATCATTTTATCTATACTAGATTTCTAGTTCCTTGGCTGATGGGATGGACCGGACATGCAATCTTTATTGATGGAGATATGATTGTACGAGGTGATATAGCCGAGCTATGGGATATGAGACAGATGGGCACAGATGTCCAAGTAGTCAAGCATGACTATAAAACAAAGATGAAAGAAAAATACTTAGGAGCAAAAAATGAAGACTATCCTAGAAAAAATTGGTCTAGTGTTATTTTGTGGAATTGTAATAGCTTTCCTA